TTCATCAGCCAACACCCCCTAATAAAGTTCCACTTGTTGCGAAAGTTGCGTTACCATTGTTAACTATATAGTTTCCTGCAGATGCTCCCCCTCCACCATTTTGTCCTAGATTTCCCCCTGCTGACCCACTCCCTCCAGTTACAGACGCACCTCCAGTTTGATTAAATCCACCACCACCACCGCCGCCTCCAGTAGTAAGACTTCCAGCACCACCATTAGGAGATCCTCCACTGCCTGCATTTGAACCAGCACCGCCGCCTCCACCACCGCCGCCAGCAGTTGCAGTATCACATACTTGTTGGCAACAACCAACTTGCCGACATTGAGTGAACGATGCTCCACTTCCTCCATTTCCGCCGCCGCCACCACCTGCAATAGTGCCATTATTTGTGATAATAGTAGATATTAATACAGTCAAAGCATTACCACCACTACCACCTGCACCATCATTAGCATTTCCACCATTTCCACCTGCGCCAACAATAAAATTATTATTAGTGAGGCGAATACTCGTCCCTGTTGGCCAACTACCTGTTGTAAAAGCAGTAGTTCCAGTGCTGTTTGACCCAATTATAGCATTATTAGTGAGGAAATATTTTACTGCTTGATTAGTACTAATAACAGTAGCCACTGTTCTGTGACCTCCAACAATTGTAGCATTGGGAAAATCATTGTAAGCATTAAAGTTTTGTTGATTTGCATTTATAGTTCTTGTGGCATTAAGAATTTTTCCATAAAAATCTGAAAATCTTATTTGACCACTAGTAGGAATTCCCGCATCCAATCCATAATATTGTGATAATGATGTTGGATTGGCAGTGCCAAATTCATTTGTTATTTCAGTAAAAGAAAGCGATCCAGAAGATTTAATTGTCATCTCTTTTATCCATTAGTTATTTTTCAATGCATCAACTTCAAGTTTTAAATCTTTAATTGCCTCAATCATTAATGGAATTAGTTTTTGATAATCAACGGCAAGATAACCATTATCTCTTTCTATGACTGCTTCTGGAAGAATTTTTACAACTTCTTGTGCGATCACACCAACATCAGATCCCTCTTTACCAGATTTATCGTTCCAAGTGTAAGTGTTACCACTGATTGAGAGAACTTTTGAAAGTGGATCCTCAATTGGTTTAACATTATCTTTTAATCTTTGGTCAGATGTAAAGAATGCTGTGATATCTCCAGTTACGTTTAAAGCACCATCAACTGTGGCTGTTGTATTTGTAACGGTAAGAATGTCATTAAATGTTCCTGAACTATTTTTAACATTTAATACAATTGATCCGCTATTAGTAGTGTTATTGATGTTAAATATTCCATCACCACCACCACTACTGTATAAATCACCTTGTGGTGCACCTGTTGTATTAATATTCAGGGCATCTACAGATGTAGATCCAGAAATATTCAATGTGCTTGAAAATGTAGCTGCTCCAGTAAATGTCGATACACCTGTAACTGCTAACAAACCACCAATATAAACGTTTTTCTCAATTCCAGCACCACCCTCAAGAACTAGACATCCAGTGTCTTTACTAGTTGATTGTGTTGTATTTGAAATTGATGAAAGACCACTGACTGTTAAAGATGAATTAAGAGTAGTTGCACTACCAACTGTTAAAGTTCCACCAACATTAAGATTAGAACCAATACCAACACCACCCTTGACAGTGAATGCACCTGTGGTTGTGCTATTTGATTGAGTGTTATCAGTAATATTAAACGTAGAGTTAAGTTTTAGTGCACCATTGATGGTAACACTATCATTCATTTTTAACTCTTCATTAAATGTCACTGGGCCATCAAATTGAGATAGAACTGTTCCAGAGTTTCCACCTTGAACTAAAAGTCTTTCCTTAACAATAACTTCATCAAATACAACACTGAGTCTCGCTGGATCTTCACCAGTGATTGTTGCAACAGGAATATCAAAGTTAGATTCTTTACCCGTTGAAGAGTTAATTTTTTTATTACCAATGAAGAAATCACCAACACTGTTCATTCCAGTGTAAACAACAACTCCACAAGATTTTTCTTGCGCTTGTGCTAGATAATCTTCTTTTTCTGATAGTGTTTTAACCTGAACTTGTGGTAAACCAGTTGAATAGTTACCTGGTCCATATCCAATGTATTCAAATGTATGTCCAGAAGCACGAAGAATTGAAGGTCTACGGAACTCAATTGCTCTTGGTTTGATCTTCTTAATTTGCGCTCCTGCAGAGTGATTCTCCTTAACTGTACCAAGAGAACCACGAATAACAGTGATTTCATTATTACCAGCACCTGAAAGAGTGCTGCTTACAATTCTCATTATTTCATTATCTACTTGAACATAAGATCCAAGTTCAAATCTCTTAGTGGTAGAAATTCCAGCATTAGGAACAGTGACGTGTAATGTTGTTTGATTTGTAATATTGGAATCTAAAATTAGAATTTCATTGTCATAAAAATAGAATCCTCTTGAAGCAAGATTTTCACCATCAACATCAGAAGTCTTATCATTTGCAGAAAGACCATGTTTTAAAACATACTTTGGAGATAAGGATTGATTAGTAACAGCACTAATGGTCGTAGTTGTAATACCAGAAATCAAGTAATCACCAAGATTTGCATGAGTTGAGTTTATAATACGAATCTTATTTCCAATTACTAAACCGTGTGGTCTTGATGTTGTAAAAGTTGAAATACCAGTTGCGCTTGTGTATGCTGTTGATGCAACAAGAATTTCTGCTCCAATATTAATTAAATATTGATCTGGAGTAAGTCTAGCGTCGCCATCTGTAATTGCAACTGCAACCTGATTTTTAGCAGGAACAGAAGTAATACGGAAATGTCCACCAGACGTTGTTCCAATACCAGTTACCTGAACAGTATTACCAATGACTGTAGAGATACCTGACGTGCTAATTGTTAAACTAGCACCAGTGCCAGCACCAATCGAGGTTGTATCAAAGTCTAATACCTCACCATTGGTATATCCTGAACCACCAGCAACAATTTGAACATTACTAATCGATCCACCAGAGACAACAACTCTCGCTGTCGCACCATCCCAAGTTGTAGTTCCATTATTGAATAGTTTGACATTATGATACGTGCCATTGGTAAATCCTGAACCACCAGCAAGGGCACTAAAGGTTACGATACCACTTAAATTATGCTCTCTAGAGAATGTGATTGTAGCAGTTCCCTCTGTAGCACTGGAGAAGGATGTGGATATACCAGAAATTGGTAGACCAATGAACAGATCTCGTAAGATTTTATCTGTGGTTTCTCTTGTTAGACTCTTCTTAAGATCATTAGTTACAACTTCACCAATAGGAGCTCTCTTGGCATATGTTTTGCTTGCATCAGGATTATCATTATGATTATCTCTATCCAATTGTGGATAAAGATCAGTTACATTCTGACTAAAGGATGATGTTGTAAATTCAGTGACAATTGGATTGTCAGCATTAAGAACATAAAGATGATATACGCCGTCTTGAACATTGAAACTATACGGTGTGATAACATCACTTCTGTAGATGTAATAATTATTTTTTAAATCATTTCGACTGAATGTTGGAAGTGAAGTTGTTCTGTTTGCAGTATTATTAGTAAAAACTCCTGGATTATGTGTGACACCATTAACATCAAGTGTTGAATATTGGAACGTCTTGTCATTAGTGACTGCCGTAACAGCAAAAGTTCCATTATATCCAATATTATCTGTTCCAGATGTATTGGTAGTGCTTGTTACTTTTCTAACGATAATTTGATCTTGAACATTCAAATTGTGAGGTAGTTCAGAAATGACTGTAATCGTTGATGAACTTACAGAACAAGTTGAAATAAATCTTGGATTTCTGTTATAATCATAGTCAGATTCTGAAATTGTAGCAAGAGTAAAATCAGAGTTTGTTCTTGCTCCAGTTGTGCTGGATTCTTGAATAATAAATCCCTCTTCTGGATTCTTTGTATTTTGGAATTCTTTGGGAATTGCAACTCTAAACTTATAAAGTCTCTCGTCAATACTTCTAGTATCTTCAATTCTCTTGAAGAAAGAAACATCAGTTCTTGACGGAACATCAGGTAAACCAAGACTAGCGATGTTACTATAAATTAAACTATTCTGATTTGTGTGAATAAACCACTTGGAATTGGTCGTGTCGTATTGAATCGGGGATCCTACATCACCAGCTGCTTTATCAGAAACACGACTTAGGACACGAAGTTGCAATCCACCATAAATTGTAATTGCAGTGCCGTTTTGAGCATTGGTTAATGATGAAGCAAGTTTAATTGTAGTTGAAGACTCTTTAATTGTGTAATAAACACGATGTGCAGTAATATTTTCTGGTAAATCACCAACATCGCTAATAACAATAACTTTTTCTCCAGTCAGAAGACCGTGTGATCCAATCGTTAAAATATTTGATGCAACTGATGTGACCACATATTCTTTTACAGAACTTGATGTGCCAAATACAGCACCACTCGCCAACGGAGTGGTATCAACCATGTGAATATCAGCGGAATATGTAACTCCCGTTCCAACATTGGTTACATACAATTTATCAGATACTCTTGCACCAACTCGATAACCTTGAGTTAGAACTGGTGGTGGAAGATTTACATCACCAAATCCAAACAGATAAAGATGACTTGAAATACCAACCGTTGATGTGGTATTGACATCAATTGAGATCCAATCAACATTAGTTTCAGTCTCTACGATTGTTTTAGGAGTAATGACTGAAGTAATATATGCCCTATCATCTTTTCTAAATGCTTCTTTTTTAAATCCAGATGCTACAAGGGCAAATTGACCAAAGTTGGAGTTAGAGTTAGTGATTGAAGCATCACCACCAGATAATCCTTCAAAGTGATTTGTAAATCCGATTGCAAACACAGAAACAATCTGAACAACCGAATCATTTGACATCTTGATGTGAGATGTTTCCCATCCTCTTCTATAAATGGCCTCACTATCGGAGTGATAAACAGTGCTTGAATTTGTGGAGGATGATCCATTTGATAATGAAGCTCCAGTGACTTTAGTAACATTAATGCCTTCATAAAGTCTAGATGTTGGATTATACTTGACAAATGCACGGTCGTCTTTTTGTAGAGAAACTGCCGTGAATTGTGCCGTAACCATTGAGCGGAAACCAGATGCCTTGCTTCCATCAGCATGCATACCCTGTATACCCCACACAGAGCGGAGAGAGATGTTAAAGATATAAGGAGATGCACCTGAAACAGTATCAGTTTCGATTGTAACTGTTGCAGATGAAGCACTTGGAGAAGCAGGTAGATTTGCTCTTACAAATGGAAGTAGATATGTAAACTGAGTTGCACTTGATACGCTTTGGACTTTAGTTGAGACATTATAATCATCTACACCCACACCCTTAATTTTAATAGGTGTTCCTGCAGTTAAACCGTGTTCAGAACTCGTGGTGACTGTAATTATTGTATTAGGTGTAAATCCATCACCAGAAATTATGGTGGAAATATTTACAGGATCAGACGCAAATGCACCAACAATTTCCCACTCAGCACGTTGCTTGGCAAATCCTCCTGGAACTGCTGGGAACTTCTGATCAATATCTCTTCCTGATGCTTGGTTAAAAGCATTTGAAAGTTTACTATAATACATATCCAAGTCAGTTAATGTATAACCACTTGGAATATTCACACCATCAGTATACTCAAAGCACGTGAGTTTATGGTGAGAGAATGTTGGTTTAGAGCGATTATTGGATGAGAAATCTACTGAGTCTGTGTAAACAACTCCAGTCTCATCACCATCCAAGAATGTAAATTGCCAGAAATAACAGGTGCCAGTCAGTCTGAATATAGCACTATAATTAACGGCATCATCTGTTGGATTCGGTACATACTTAGGACGAATCTTAGTCTTTCTAAGATCTAGACCAACTAATGAGACACCTCTGGGTACAATGACACCACCTTTAATACTATTAAACTTATGAAGAATATTATTTGATTGTGTTAAATCAAAGATTGATGATGTTGTAAGTGTTAACTCTGTGGCAGCTGGTGTTTCCGCACCCGATTGAGAAACTGCCGTTGCAGTGCCACTTACATTTTTAATAGCAAAACCAGGTCTGTTATCAATGGTATGTTCACCAGGAAATAGCAGAATGGTTGTTTTTTCAATAATATCATTATCATTACCTTTCAAATATGAAAATCTAGCAGCCTCTATGAGAGCTCTCTGAATTGTCTTAAAGGGTTTGGTCAGAGAATTACCTTGATTTTCAATTGAATCAGTGGCATCAAGATCACTTGGATTGACATATAA